GTCCAAACTATGTTTAGTGTGTATAGGCTATAAAGCCACTAGAGCACTACTCTCTAGATTAATTTATCGTATTTCTACGCCCTACTTAAGGAGGGTACTTTTGTAATCTTTAAATAAGATATATTAATTTTCATACATTAATTAATACAAATTAGTAGCCGTTCCAATACCACATATAAGGAACGTCCACAAAATAAGAGAGTTGAAAATCTTCACCAGTAGCTACATAAGAGGTGACTCCAAGTATTGATGTATCACCTGATGGAGCTGAACTTGGTAGGAAATAAACAAATACTCTCTTGAAATCTCTATCTGAATCATCTTCACCAGTTCCTACTTCTAAACTAGTACGTCTAGCGTAAGCATACCTAAAAGGATTGTAGAATGGGTACTCTATTTCCAAGCCAGGTTGTATTGTGGCTGACGTTATATAAGCACCTGCCATGCCATTAGTTGTGCCAGCCGTAGTTTGAAGAGTATTCCAACTAGGTGTTGTAGTAGAATAAACAGAAGCCGTAACTTGTGTATCAGGAACATCTACTACACTTAATCTATCAGCCTCTATCATTGATATATTATCTAAACCAAAAGTATTAGGTAACATCTTATATCTAATACCACCTCTTCTAGACAAATAAGCTGGTGTCAAATAATTGATCAAGGTATTATGATTAATATTCTGACGTACTGTTAATATATCATCTACACCATTAGCGGTAAGACCTCTATATAGAGGAAAAACACGTGAACGGAACATAGCAATTGCCCCTTCCTTTGTCAGATGTGGTGTGGTATCTATAAAATCAGTTCTAACTCTATTATATCTTCTCAATAATGTTCTAAATGAGTTTATACATTCACCAAAATATACTAAATCAATATTTGAGTCAGGATCAGCTCCTCCTAATGAATTGATGGCTGTAGAAGCCACCTCAGGTGCATTCTCCTGAGAGGTACCAGAGAATTCACTAGATTGTGGTTCAAATACAGTTAATCTATCTATATATTCACCAGTAGGATTCCTTAACCTAAAATTATTTGCAGCCCTTACAAATACATTAATTGAAATATCTGCAATGTCAGCTGGTGCAACTAACTCATTTACTATCCAGACTGATAATCTACCATTATGTAATGAAGTGTCTAAGGTTAGAGTATCTAAGTTACTCCAATTAGAAGTTGAATTAGTTAATGGGCCTGTATTAAGATAAGCCCTTTCACTACCCCAATCGATTTGAATCTCAAAATCTTTCTCTTGAGATATATCAACTATTCTAGTATATACCCTATTATACGAATCAGGTACATTAGATACAGTTCCACTTTGTGGATCCCAACATATCTTAATTCTTCCTCTATGAAAAGACGAAGATACTACTTGAAATCTGTATATCATGGATCCTGACCAATTTTGAAACGGTAAACTTGCAAAACATACTGGCATCATAGCATAACCAGCGTTTCCTGTGGAATCTGCCATAATGGGTGTAACATTACAATTCCACAGTAATGTATCAGATGCTGCAGCTAAAGTCCAAGGAAAATGAGTTAAGTAAGACATTTTAGATGTTATGTAAGGTATAGTCAATTCATCAATATTATCCAATCCACTTATCCGCGGATCTATAGATAATTCTTGCTTTGAATCAACAGTTAATTTAAATGCTACCTCAGCAGCATCACAATTAGCTATATTACCTAACACTACATTCTTCATAAGACTCGTATCAGTAATTATATTAGGCCTAGAAAACCCAAATAATCTAGCCACTCCACCAATAGCCGATGCTATCATAGTGGTAGCCTTAGCAAATGGAGCTATAATAGGTACGGACTCCAATGACCTAGATATAGCAGCAACAGCGCTAGCAGGTTTAGATACTATACCTGTTCCAAATTCATCAGATTGTGCCGATAAAGATAAAGTAGGCATGCATACTTTAACATCAGTAGCCCATACGAATACCGTAATATTAACATTTGTAGTTCCTCCAGAGGCATGTTTAAGAACATCCATAGATGAAAGAGTAACTCTCCCTAAAGATGCAATCTGGGTTGCAGATGTTACTTTGATCCAATTTCTATTATTCATATATGGGATACACAAACAACCGCCTTGAGATAAAGCTGCATCTAAGAATATATGTGGTCTTTGTGAAAGTTTAACATTATTGAGATACGTACCTGGATAATACTTATCTATTTCGTCATAAGCTGTTAAAGGTAAATAACTAACTATGGCTTTGGAGTAATGGAATGCAGTAGAATTAATAACTACCTTAACAGATAGATTACACCTTAGGAATTTAAAATTATCTAATTTCTTAGCTACAGATGGATGTGTTAAGAAAGCTGTCCAAGGATCTACTTCTTGATATATGTCGTTACCTAGTATCCAAGAATATGTAGCTACCTTCACTGGTCTAGATAGAAAATCCCCTAAAGATGAGTCAACTGCTTCACCTTGATTATAAGTGGGATCTGGACTAGAGGGTACGGTACTAGTCCATTGTTCATCAGCATCATGAAATGCCAATTGTTGAATTGATGTGCAACCTGGTGCACTTTGTTTATTTTCTGTGAGATAATAATACGTAAATCTACATTAACCTCTAATGTAGATACGTGCGTTGATTTTTTCCATCTTTTAATGGTACAATAAAAATTGCATAGTTCGAGGACTACCAGATAGATACAATAGCTTCTGAATTTCATAGGCTCAAGGCATTAGGCCATAAAGAAATCAGTGATCACATTGTAAATCTTAATTTAGCTTAAAATGCGTATTAAGAACGCATTGTTGGATTTATA